TCAATCTTCATTATTTCTTTCTAATTCTTTTTGATAATTGTAGAGCTTTTCGTCATTTAATAAACCTAGTCTATCTAATTTTGACTTACCTAACCTTAATTGTTTAATAGTTGCTTCATTAACTCCTGTATCTTTACTTATTTGATATGCACTTATATTTGAATTAAGTAACTTAATTATTTCATTTCTCATTTAAAACACAGCCTTAACAAAAGATATTATCATTACGATTAACAATAAGCCTAGTACAAATTCAATTTTTTCTTTTTTATTAGTTTTTCTTAGATTGTAATTTACTTTCATTGTTTACAAATAAATGAAGAGCGTTTTATAATATATATGACAGGGAGGTTACCCTCCCACAATTAGTTAAGTTCAAAAGCTATCTCGATTATGATAACGGCCAAGTTAATTTTTATCGAGAATGTTAAGCTTTTGAGCTTTTTTGGTCTCTTCATTTATTTTTCCTCACTTCTAATAAGTGTATTACTATTACACGTTATTTTTCTAACGTAATCAATGTTTTTTATCTTTTTTTAAAATAACCGCATCATTTAGATACGGTTGTAATCTTAATCATTAATAATTCTTAACAATTCATAATTATTATAGCTTCTGTTACGCTTTTTACTTTTCTCTTCATAAATTAAATCTAATTCAGCCAATTTTTTTAATGCTCTTCTTACAGTTGGTTGAGAGTAAGATGTTATTTCTGATGCTCTTTTAACTGTTATTTTTGGCTCTTGAAACATTAAGAACCATAGACTTATTTCAGATTTGGCTTTTAATCGTTTTACGCCATTAGTATATAGTTTTTCGGATTTTTCAATTTTTTTTAATATACTGTTAATCATTCTTTCACTAGCATTAAGGAAAAACATTATCCAACCTTCCCAATCACTATTTTTAGATCTCACACCATTTAGTAAATCATAGTATCTAGCTTTTTCTTTTTCTAATTCTTCACTAACAAAGAATACTGGTTTATCTATGACACCTGTATTTACTAACATTAAAATAATTAAAATTCTCCCTAACCTACCATTTCCATCAAGAAAAGGATGAATAGACTCAAATTGGGCGTGTGTGATAGCTGTTCTTATTAATGGGTCAGCATCAAAATTAAAGCACGTATCGTTAGTATTTACTACTAAACTATTATGTTCTAAACCATTCATAAAGTATTCTAAGTTGGTCATATAGTCATCAATTTGATTTGCTTCAATTGGTATATAAGTCGCATTTTCAATTTTATTATCAGGACCTATAAAATTCTGTATTTTTCTAAAATTGCCTGGATCTTTCTCTTTACCTCTCGTTCCTTCTAATAATATAGCATGTAACTTTTTTATTAGATTTGAGGAAATTGGCATATTTTTATTTTTGATTTGATCATACCCATAGGTTAATGCATCCATATAGTTAAGTACTTCTTTAACTTCATTACTTTGTCTTTTCTCCATTTTTTCTTCTAATAGCTCATCAAATGTAACTTGAGTTCCCTCAATTTTAGTTGATTCTAATGACTCTCTCATACTCATTATATTTATAAAGTTATCATTGACTATTGCGTGTGATAGCTCACTATTCATTTTGCCTAACTTCATATTAATTTCAGATACTTTAATATATATTTTTAATGCAACACTATTAGAAACACTTACTGGAAGTTTTTCGATACCTTTTAACGTCATTTTATTACCTCCATTTTCTTAATATTAATAATTATAGCAATTTAAGAAAATAAAACAATAATTTCTTTCTTATTGAAATCAAAATAATGTAAGAAACATATTTCGATTTTTAAAATAGAATGTAAATATTTTGATATATTATCAGTCAATGAATTCACGAAAAAGACAGCCATTTTTGACTGTCCTAATATTTAGTATTAATATTTGTCTTCTGCTTCAATTTCCTTTTGATAATTGTAAAGCTTTTCAGCATTTAATAAACCTAGTCTATCTAATTTTGACTTACCTAACCTTATTTGTGTTCGATTTCTTTGTCAAAAACATCTTTTGCAAATTTTGATAGTATTTCAGCATTTTTTAAAGACAAATTATCTAATGACCTATCACCAGTTCTCATTCTATAAATGGTACTTTGTGGCACGCCAGTTTGTTTTGATATATACAAACTACTCAATTCACTATCAAACAATTTTTGTATTATTTCTCTCATTTAAACACCACCCATATAATAAGAAATATGATTGACCACGCTATTAATCCAATAACAAATTCTGCTTTTGTAGATTTTCTTATGTTTATTTTCATATGATTCAAATGAAGATTATGTTATATTTAATTTGAAGAGGGACTTGCCCCTCAACTGTTTAGTACTCAAAAGCTATCTCAATTTGTAAAACCACCAAGTTTAATTTGATTGAGAATTTAAAGCTTTTGGGTGCTTTTATTTTTATCTTCATTCCCTTACCTCCTAAATACATTGTACTATGCCTTATGGCATAATTCAATACTTTTCGTTCACCTTTTTTAATTTTTTGCATAAAAAAAGGCAGTCGCAATGACTACCCTTCACTAATTATTTATACTCTTCTTCTACTTCAATCGTATGTTTATGTACCCAACCGTTATTGCTTGGTGAATATGTTCGGCACCAAATATTACCTTGTGGATCTTCAATTTCTTCATAAATATAAACAATAGCTCCCGCTTCAAGTACATCTTTTTCTCTCGCAAAACTGTAATTATTGAAACTACTTCCAGCACGTTCTCGTAATGATGCATCATACTTTATTGTGCCTCTATAATATGGTTCTTCTGACCACACTTTTACACGTTTACACCCAACTGGTTTCTTTTCAACAACGTCTTCATCTTCAGATTGTTGATTAACTACTTGTTTTGTTTCAATACTGTCGTCCGTACCATCAATATATTTTTGTACTAATTCATCAATCACATTTACTGCGTCTCTATCATATCCACATGCTGATAATGCATTTCCAGGATCTTGTTTATCATCTTGTATGTCTTGATGACCTGGTGCTTTATGCCAATGATCAATATCCCATGAATCAAACAACACAGCATTAATACGGGCAAAGTTATCAAGTGCTTTTAATGAACGTTCACGGTCTCCAGGAAAATAACATAATTCTCCACCAAATGCAGCATCGTTTGCATCATCACCAAAATAATAATTATCTGTTGGCGTATTATATAAACATGCCATGTTTTTTATCAATTGGCACAGTGATAATGCATTCTTTGTCATCTACAAAGAAATGAGCTGATGACGTTGAATTCCAATCTTCATTGTACGTATTACAATAATAGTCAGCGTTTTGTTGAGCCGTACTATTGGGATTACCTGTGTCGTGATACACACCAAAAATAGGTTTACCTGTATCTAATTGTTGTCCTGTTCGTCTTGTTCCATATGGAATAAATTGTGTGTAAACTGGTACACCATTCCATTCATCTAAATAAGTTTTAGCCATATAAATCACTCCTTAAAAATGTGCATAAAAAATACGACTGATATCGTCGTTTACTTGTCGTCATTATTCAATTTTTCAGAAATAATCAATCTCTTTTTCAATTGTTCTGGGATTGGTACACCTAAAATCACAGCATTTTCTACAATACTTGTTGCTTCTGCGATAATTAAGAAAATAACAGAGCTATTTACTAAAAATCCATCTAGTCTAAATATGATGTCTAAAGCATTGGCAACTAGTACGATACATAAATAAGCGATTTTTTTAATATAACCACTAATTGCTTTGTGACTCCATGTATAAATTTCTTCAACACTAAATTTATACATCTTAATGTTTGAACCAACATTCATTGGTAGTTTATTCGTAACACCTAATACTTCTAATAACTTGACAATGTTATTACCAAATCTATTCGCAAAATCAATAGACTTAGCTTGTCCTAAATCTTGACTAGTAATTTGAGTCATAAGTTTATACCTCCTAAAATTATTTAAATAAATTAATGTTCTTTGCAATCGCTTGCTGTCTTTCAACATCATCTTTAATTGCCATAATATCTTGTTTAGATAGGCTAGATTGTTGATAATTCACTGGTGTCTCTTGTCTTAATGCCTTTTCAACATTAGCTTGAACCATTTTGTTTAACAAATTCGCAAAGATATCTACATTTTTCTTTGTTTGTTCAGCATTCGCAGTGACTAAAATATCTAATAAATCTTCGTCAACAACTTCAATACCAGTTTGATTAAGCATTGAACGTGCTTCTTGTTTCATTTGGCTCTTAGCATCTTTGGTTTTATATGTTTCTAATTCTTTGAGCAATTTTTCATTTTCGTATTGTAATTGTTGATCTTTATTCATTTTCGCTAGTTTCTGTGCTTCAGCGATAGCATCTTTAATCTTCTCATCAGTTTTACGTTGCTCACGAGCAACGCGCTCCTGAATCAATTTCGTCACTTCTTCTTGCGTAAATGTCTTTTCGGTCGTTTGTTGCTTGTCGTCGTTAGTACTAACTTCTGCGTTGTGAGATGACTCAGTGTGTTGAGTATCATCAACATGATTATTAACTTGTTCTGCCATGAGAGCAACCTCCGTTTATAGTCTGTCGACTTATTCCATTACAGCTTTTATAGCGTCATCAGTATGTTTTGGACAATAAAAAATAACCTTCACATTGGAAGGTTAAAATTAGGTATAAAAATAGCACCACTTTCTATTTATCTGTGTAGAAAGGATGCTTATTAATACCATGCAACAAGTTGTGTTTTTGGATATTCATTATTTTTGATATTTTCACTAATTCTATATATAGCATGTCCTAAATATGTACTTGTGTCTTTGTCATAATCTGATCTATTAGCCTGTAATACTTCCAAATCATCAATCCTTATTTCAATAGTACCAAATACTTTTTCGTTTTCTGGATAATAGTTATAAATAACACTGTTCTTTTTCTTTTTAATTAATTTTAAATCTAACACTGTTGCTGCCCCCGATCTATTACTTATAATTATCTTTTTTGAGTTCTTTATTATAGTTATATCTTTTCTCTACAATATTATGAGCTTGTTTATAACTAAAATTATACTTATTCATTAAATAATGTTCAAGAGCTTCATGACGCAACATTATTATATCTGCTTTTTTTATATTTTTTCCTTCTCTTAATCTTTGCCAACTGTTCGCCATTTCAAAATCTGGATCGAAATTTGTTTTGCCCTTTGCTAATGTGTACTCATTTTCAAATATGTGCTCATATACTCGTTTTATTGTCCTGTCTTTTAAGCCAGAATTCTTCGAAATTATTTTGATTTCTATTTTTTTATTTCTTCGTCGAACAGATTCATAATACATATTGGCATGATTAAATCTTTTTTTCATATATGGATCATTTTTATCATTCAATGCACCTGATTGTTTAATATTATTATCTTCATCTTCTAACCTATACTTACCTTTACGTTCTTTAAAGAATTGGTCTCGCCAATTGCCAACGTGTGGGACGGTAGTACTGCGACAAAATGGGTGCATTGGTGGTGCATTAACACCTGGCATCATATCTTTAACTTTAAATACTTCACCATTTAAACTGTGACATAGTTTAGATGTTTTACTATCTATTTTAGCTACGTATTTATATTTAGCATCTTCCCCTAATTCTTTAAGATAAGTTAGTTTTTGAGCTTCTGCTTGAACTCTTGCTGATTCAGTGATTAATAATCGTTTAGCATTAAAGGTGGTTGCATTGGTTTTCTTCTTAAAGGTCGATACAAATTCATTAGGATGCCTGCCTCTTAATACGACATGACTTGTAATACGTTCTACTTCTTTTTGTACTTGTGACATATCTTTCCACAATCGCTTTGACCATGTGACACCTTTAAAGTTACTATTCACTACTGCTTTAACATGTGTGTCGTCAATCCTAACATGCTCTCCTAAGATGCCTGCTTGTCGTTCTACTTCTCTATCAACTGCATCAACAAGTTTATCTTCAATCTTTTGCTCAATATCAATACCTGAACGTTTAACAATCAACTCTAATTGTTGTTTAAGTAACTTCTCTCGTGAAATATTCATCTTAGTGTTATATATTTTTAGTGCTTTATTAGCCTCATCACTAAAGTCTTTCGTTTCAACCAATTTCTTAGCTTGTTGTTGAAAGGCTACAACATCAAATTGATCAGCAACTTTAATAGCATCTTGCATCACTAAACCTTGAGACTTAGCATATTTAGCATAAAATGCAAGTATTTCTCTAGCTATTTCTGCATACATCAACAAAATAATACGCTCAATATCTGTCATTGCTTTAGCATCTTCTTGTGCTTCAGTATCAATAACATTTTGAGCGCGTGTTAACCAATATTCATTTGTTGTCTCAGTCATTTATATCATTCTTTTCATCCTGAGCTACATGTTCATGTTGTGATTTAAATGCATCTTCATAATGGCCATTATTAGATTCTTCCTGCATTTTTTGTAACTCTTCACTAGGATTGTCAATAAATGGTAATAATGACATTCTCGTTTGTTCTGAGATACCTCCATTAAGCGCATTAAACGCCTCAATAGACTCCATTAATGATTTAGGTAGGTTAGGTGTAAACTGAATCGTTATCGTTGAATAATCGTGCTTATAAACACCTGTGAGGTTAATATTATTAAATAGTAATTTATAACGTTTCATGAGACCTTTTTTAAACAAACGTTCTTTAATCGCTCTAATCTGTTCTAAACCAAATAATTTATATTTCATTGATTCACCAGACTGAACACCACTAAAGTTTTCATCATTTAAATCAGGAGTATTAGTATATTTGTGAATATCTCTTTGTAATCTTGTCTTATAAGCTTCTGAGCCATTAACATCATACTGCTTATAGATAAACTTGACATCTGCATGACCTTCAGTACCATTAGAACTTTCACCAGGTTTAATATGAATCATATTAGCTTGTCTAAATTTAACTGCATCATCGCCATTTAATTCTACATTACCAACTATAGCTAACATTGCATCATTGATATCAGTCATATAATTAGCTGTATCTGATTGTGCACTATCGTATAAATCAATCAGGGTTAAAACATTTTCAAAATCACCTTGTTTAAAGCGATCATTGAGATATTCAATAATTGGTACTTCGTTATAGTAATGTGCTTTTTCTTCGCTGATGACTAATTCACCATCTACTTCTTTAAAGTAATAGATTTTTTGTGCTGTATACACCTCTACAATATTAACTTTGTCATTATTGTCATCTGTTACGGTGTAATATCTAACACCAGCTAACACATTTTTATCAATGGAATAATCATAAATAATAAATGTATTTTTAGGATCTAATACCTTAAATCTATCAATATCTTGTTCATCTCTATAAACAATTTCAAACGCTCTACCATAAATCGATAAATCTAAAGCTAAATCACTATTAATAGCATCCACATCATTGATGTCATTCACTTTAATAATTTCTTCATTAGTCTTCTCATCTTTATGAATAATCGTAATTGGATTACCTGTTAAGTAACCAACAATAAAGCGTGATACATATTTAGCATAATTATGAACTGCTCTATGGTCAGCTTTATTCGTCGTGTCATTAACCCTACGTTCAGCTGTTAATATATCTGTATTCCTATTTAAATAATATGCCTCTAACATCTCTAATCGAGGTACCTGTGTATCTTGATGCTTCTTAACTAAGTATTGTAAGTTATCATTTTTAAATAATTCATCTAGTTGTACAATATTGAAATCGTCATTAGCATTCTTAGAGAACTTTGTGTTGTTGTTATCTTGGTTGTATATTGTCATTTGTTCACTTCCTACTAAAATAAACCACGTATCGTTTTTAAATCATTATTATTATTATGAGATTCTTTATTTTTAAAGATTAATTTTGTTATGGCATAACGTAATGCATCAATACAGTGGTTATATGTATCAACTGGCTTGTTGATATATTCGCCAGTATTCTTATCTTTTTGCCATGTGTAATTATCAAATTCTTCAATCGTCTTAAAGCATCGTTCATCAATCACAATGTCAAATTGTTTCAGAAACTGGATACCTGCCATGATGCTGTCTTTACCTTTGATTGCTGCTCTGATTCTATCGACGCCATGTGTTCTAATTTCTGCAATACTTTTTTGTTCTGCACTATCTGCAGTAATAATTTCTTTGTGATAGCCCATATCTTTAATCATTTGAGCAATATCGTTATTTAACATACCTCTTTTGACAAATTCTTCTAGTATGTAAATGTCTTTATTTGCTAAATCAACTTTTACATGAATAAAAGCACTCGGATCATTCACATAACCGAAATCTAATCCGAAGTATGACGGGATTTGTCTTAATTCATCTTTGTTTAATATTCTTATGTCATATTTAGGAAATACAAGTTTATCTAGTGTCGCAAATTCACCTAATGCATAAATCTTATAATACGCCGGATTTCTATTTGCTAATTCTTCTAAGTTGAATTTCGTCTTGTCATCCAAAAATTTATTATCTTTATAACTTGATTGTCTGATAAGTGTATCTTTAAGTGGCGTTTGTGAGGCAAAGAAATACGAATAAACCCAATTCAATTTTGAAACAGGGTTAAACATTAAATATATTTGTTTATCTATGTGTTTACGTTCTCTTAAACGTAATGTGAGTTGTGTATAATCATCCAATGTGAATTCAGAAGCCTCTTCCATGACAATGTCTGATATCCCTTTGATTGATTTAATTTTTTCAGGATTATCTAAACCTTTAAATATAAAAATAGCGCCATTGGGTAATTCAACTTTATTATCCGTTTTATTCCATCTGCACATTTCCCATATTTTAAAGCTCATTAAACAACTTCTAACATCTTCAAATAAACTTTCGCTAATCGTTGCTTGAACTTTACGTAACCAAAGTATTTTACGGGGATATTGCCAATTTCTAAGTGCTTTAATCACGACCTTTTGAACAACTCCGTGTGATTTACCACTTGAACCACCACCATAATGAACCTCAGTAAAGTGTTGATAATCATAAAGTATGTCATAAATATTTTTATTAAAGACGTTATGTGGATTGGTAATATTCAATTTAATCGTCGGCATCATATTCACCAATGGTTATTTCAATATTTCTTTGTGTAATTTCTTGTTTATCAGTCCACATCACATGTCGTTTACCTAATAATTCGGCAGCTTTAATTCTATCTTTTGCGCTAACTTCAATTGTAATTAATTTTTGGGAACCATCACCTGTACCACATAACGTTTGCTCTGTGGTTTCACCGCGCATCACTGAAGTTAGATATTGCAATATTTCATCTTGTTGTGCGATACTTTCTTTTTTTAATTCTTCTAAGCGTTTAGCTACATACGCTTTGACGCTAGCTTTTTCTAGCAACTTATAAGCATGTGTACGGCTATATGCTTTACTATATCCTGCAATCATAGCAGCTTGCGACACATTACCACTCTTAATATATTCATCAGCAAATTTCTGTTGCTTTAAACTCAATTTCATTTCATATATCACCACTCTCACGGTATTCCCTTAATTTTTTCAAAGTTACTTTTAATAAATTGGATAAAGACTAATTTACAGCTCTCGCTATTCGAGAGTTGTTTTTATTATCAACTCATAATAAAAAGACGCATCATTTCGAATGATACGCCATAATTTTTCATGTTAAATATTTAATTCTTCTTTTAACGCCCTTTGCAAAGTTTGACTGAAATTAATACCTTTTTCTTTTCCTAGCACAACCATGTATTTTGGTAAGGTAACCATTTTATTAACGGTTTTATTCTCTTCTTTAATTCTAACAAGTTGTGTATCTGCAGTCACTAATTGCAGTTGTTCATTATCAGCTAAATTTTGAGATAGTGATTTATAATCAGTTGCTTTAGGGATAATTTCCTCAGAATCTTCCAATACAAGTAGATGTCCTTCTAATGCATCTTTAGCCATATCAATTGCATCTTCTATGTCATTACCAAATGTAATGGCGCCTGGTAAATCTGGATAGTATACATTATAGTATTTATCTTCTTTCTCTAATACTGCATAAAAATGATATTTCATAAATCCCCCTCCATATTAAGAAGATTGCAAGATGACTATAAGAGTCCTGCTTGCTTAAGAATTGAGCGTTCTGTTCCTATAGGTAAATCCTTTTTAGGGTGTGGAACAGTTACTAAACCAGTAATTGTTGGGTGCTTATAGTGATGGTGACTTCCAACCACTCTAACTAAATACCAACCACTTTGCTCTATTCTCTTAATAACTTCTTTCGACGAGCTCATTGTGATTTATCTCCCACATATATTATAACATATGTTTATAGATATCAATATATTTCTAGTCAATAATTATCACCACTCTCACGCTAAATGCATCATAAAAATAAACCTACCCATGATTTAACACAGGTAGGTACTAGGGAGTAAAAGCAATATTAGAGGACATCGCTAGGAGATAATTAAATCTCCTACTAATGTATCAATCGTAAGACAAGATTTGAAAATTATTAGTAATATACAATAAAGCCACACCAAATGAAGGTATGGCTTAATCTTTAATCTTCTAATGATTTTTGGTAATGGTAAAGTTTTTCGATAGTGTCAATAGTTAAATTTTTAATTTGTCGTTTGCCACGACGTAATTCACTAATTCCGTTATATGCTATGCCAGTATCTTGATTAATTTTGTAGCTAGAAATAGATTTATTATTTAACAATTTGTTAACTATATCATAAATTTCGTTAAAGTTTATCATTATATTATTTTAATAATGAAACGAATGGGCTTATATTAATTATTTTTGTAATATACGAACAAATTAGCTATACATAGAATTAAAGTACCGATTGTGATATAGTGATTGAATTTTCTAAGTTTTTGTACTCTGCTACTTGTCATGCTATACCCCTCCTTATATAATAAGGTTAGGGCAAAAGCCCTATAACCTTATTAGTTAAAGAACGCTTTGATTAAATTAATTATTTGTGTAATTGCGCCAACAATGATTGCAAATAATTTTATTTTTTCAATGCGTTCTTTTTTATTTTTTTCCATTCGTTTCAACTATGTAACTTCTTTAGAAAAATAATGAGCCATATATTACATATGACTCATTAAACTTATAAACAGCAACTATGAAAAATAACTACACAGCATACTTTAAAATTAATTTTCTTATAATGATTTTTGGTATTGATATAATTTTGCAATGGTTCTAAAGCGTGCATCTTCAATATGCGTTTTACCATTTTTCAAATCTTGAACAGTTTGATAAGGTACACCACTATCTTTTGAAATTTTATATCCTGTATGTGATTTTAGTAGAGTTTCGATTGAGTTAATAATTTCATTTATTGTATTCAT